TTCCATCTGCGAAGTCCTCTAGTTTTAGCGTGCGCTGGCCACCCGATAAGACGGCGTTCAATTAAAGTCTTTAAATGTTTCCAACGTTTAGATTGTTCTTGCTGGCTACTTCCTACAGATATAACTTCTGCTCTAGGTAGCAGTAAACGAAGGCGTTGAGCTACAGCGTCTCCAACACCGTTGGCATCTACACCTACATACAAAATGTCATAGTTTTCTAGGAAGTTGACAATTTGGAAATACTGGTCTTCCCAGTCATCTCCTTGTAGTTCAAGCCAGTTAAGCACTCTGTGGTCAAAATAACCAAACTCATCAGGTCTATCCCAGTCCACCCAGACCACAGTTACTACTGTAGAGTCCATTTTACGAGCAGGGTCAATACCTACAACTACAGGGGTACGGTGCCAAGCTTCTACGGTTTTTTGGGATGTATCACCAAGTTCGTCCATAACGCCGGAAGTTACAAACATACCGCGTTCTAGAAGCCACTTGCAGTTGTAGGCCATCTGGAACTCATCAGAGTCCTCACCAATACGAAGCATTTCTTTACGTACGAACTTTCCATAGTCTTCGCTAGCCTTAGCTACGTCACGCCAATCCCACTGAAAGTGATTTTGCTTACCACCACGGCCAGTAGCGCGGCGTTTGTTGAGTTGGATAGCGCGATAGAAGTTGTTTTTGTGGGTGGTAGGAGTACCCGTTTTAACCATAGTACCGTTAGTAGATGCAAGCATAGGACCAATTGACTTAGCCACAATAAAGTCATCTGCTTCTTGACACTCATCAATAACGATAAGGTGGAAGGTCTTAGACTCAATCTTGGCTCTAGGGTTTGCGGTCATCATCATGACTGAGGAATTAGAGTTAAGTAACTTAACTTGCTTAGTTACACCAGCAACTTTTTTGGCTTCATCATCGATTTCTGGGTCTTCTAGGACGGCAAGGGCGTGCTCACTAGTAAGTCGTGAAATAACACGAGAAAACAGAGTTTCTGCCTGACCCTCAACAGGGGCAAACAAACCTACCCATAGGCCGTCTTTAAAGCGGCCTAGCAGGTCAGGGTACATCTTGGCAAGTCGTGGCAAGATAACCATTAACGCAGCTACAGTGTCTGCAACAGTCTCAGACTTACCTGACTGACGAGAAGCCAGAGCAGTAATTTCTTCACCCTCATTAATTACTACAGATTCAATAATTCGCCTAGCTAAAGGTTCTTGATAGGAGCGTAGTGGGTGACCAACAAGTGCGGTCATAAAAATCATAATCTTATCGATTAATTGGTCTACAAACTCACGAGATAGCTCATCTAAACCGTCGTCATAGACTTCTTCATAAACGTCAACCTGTTCATCAAAGTTTTCGTCTACTTCTTCAAAATCGTCATATTCACTCATATTATGCCTTAATAGTAAAGTAACCCTGAGCCAATACGACTCAGGGTTACTAAGTGCCACACGGGAGAGAAGGAAGGTTGGCTCATTAATAATACCATAAAAAACTATTAAACCTTAGATATTAATATTAGTTCTAGTATTTAATTCATTGACTACCGCGTGTAATGCCTCCGTAGCATCTAATAGCTCTTTTAGAGCAACCTCAGTGCGGTGACGCTCATAAATACTAATTAGCTTGCCAATCTCATATACAGTTTGGTCGGCCCATACCATTAGGTCATTAGTAGGTATACGTCGAACTCTGCGGGCTACTTTCTCTGAAAACGGCTTGTCCCAAACTTTTTTCTTAAAAAAATTTACCATTTCCTAATCTCCTTAGCCTCGGTTTCCTTTGTCTTAAAGACTTTATTAAAAGCTTCATCTTCGTCAACTGGATTACCCCAGATACCAATTGCATAACCCCGAGGAATAAATGGAACCCAAAATACAAGGCAAGTAGAGCTGGCCCTAAATGGGTATTCAGTTTCTTGGCTCCAGCCCCATTCAAACATTGGAAATACTGGATGCTTTAGTTTAATAGTATTTACAAATAGTGGTCCAAATGATTTCATATTATTTTCCTTTGTAGATGTAGTCCAGATAACCTTTCATGTCGTTTATCTGTGTTCTTTGTGCTCTAGATAGTTGTTCCATATCTGCAGGTCCCATATCTGGCCATGAATCTAGGCCAGAAGAAGTTAGATATTGACCTTTAGATACTGCCTGTTTGAAACCTTCCCAAATTTGCACTGGGACTCCATTATACTGCCACCAGGTTCCATCTCTAAATACTACTATCATTTTAAAAGTTTTGTAATCAAACCCGGCTTTTACAGTTCTTGGTCTTTTAGGGTTTGATGATGTAGTAGCAAGCATGTTAGGCATAGACGCTTCAGGCTTATCAATTTCAAAATTTTTATCTTCCGGAGCAGATGCGCCATCCTGAGAGCCATCCAACAAGATGTCTAGCCAATATTTAGTATTTTCGCGCTCATTCATTATTCTTCACACTCATGCTCATCTATTTCAGATTCGTATACAATTTCTCTACAGTGTTTACAACGAAACAAGCGCTCATACTCTTCTTCGTCAATAATATTAGCTATAGGCTGTTGAGTAATATCTGGCTCAAATGGGTCTTCTGGAGCATAGTAGACGTGACTAGGTACTGGGTGTGCCTGATAAGCTTGCTTTTTAGATACGCGCATTAGCTATCTGAAGACTCTTCTTCTTCGGTCTCAGTTGGAATAGCATAAATACCTAAAGCTGCATTAGTTCTTAGGTCTGCTGGAAGATGTTTTTCACAGTATTGCACTGTGTTTCTAGTTAAAGAGTTTATTCTGTAAAGTGCTTCATCTAAACAGTTATCGCAAGTCATCATTCTCCTTATAGGTTATAGACTAATGATAGCAGATTTAGTTAAAGTTCTCTTTAATGTGTTGTTCAAATTTACCCTCTAATGTGGCAACATCTATTTTTATTTCGCCAATGTCTTTTTTAATAGACAAAATATCATCTCTAAGGGATGAACCGTGGTTTGGTTTAAGTTCTGATAAATAATCTTTTACAAGGGTGCCTACTATTTCAGCTGTGTATCCCTTGACTAAACGGGCCACAATAAAGCCGCCAAAGCTAAGAATGGTGCAAAGAGTAGCAATTAAGGCAATTAATTGGTCGGTAGACATATATTCCTATTATCTAGTACCCCACCAGTTACGGCCGGGATTAGCGTATGAAAAAGTGGTTGGCTTTTCCTTTTGATTCAAATATATTCTTCTAACACCAAACCGCGTATCTTTTACCTGTACTGGCTTATATAAAGCCGTTTGTTTAAACTCTTTAGTTCTTTTTAGCTGTTCCATCTACCTTGCTCTTTCATATGAGTAGGTATTCCGGAAACTACTGGGGCAGAGACTCGCATAAGGGCATCAAAAAACTCTTTAGAACGGCTTACAGGCCTCTCTAATCGTTCATACTGGTCAGTAGATGTAATAGCGCCTGTACGGGCCGCTAAAGGCCCTTTACGACGTATATCTACCAACATTAAAACAATTCGTCTTTAGGCTGAGACTTAGCTCTAGGTTGATACTTTTTAGCCGGAGTTTTAGATTTAGCTGTAGACTTTTTAGTATCTGCTTTAGGAGTAGCTTTAGGTTTAGCTTTAGCTTTAGCAGCAGCTGCTTTTTTCTCTTTTGCTGAAAGCGCTTCCCATTGATGTTCAGTCATAGTAATAGTTTTCTTTTTTCCAGGATTTTTTTGGTCTTCTACGCGTCGAGTTTCGTAAACTCTTTCACGAGAACCGCCTGATTTACGCTTAGCTACGGGTTTTTTAGCCGCCGGCTTTTCTTCTTCTTGAGCTGCTGCTGGTTTTGCACCTCCTCCATAGTGAAGCTTGTATCCGCCTTTACCATCATACTCTGTACGCTGAATTACGCGGCCTTCTGGGGTTGTAGCATGAGCGTTACCCAAATGACGGTTTGCACGGTCTAGGTCGCCTTCAGCACGCTTAGTCCCATAGTGGTGGTTAATATCTTGCTTTAGCTCGTGGGCACGAACTTCGTTATCCCAGTCAGCTGCAGTCTTTCCTCTACCTCTACTAGAAAAAGACTCATTTTCGCCTTTTCCTAATACAGACTTAATTAGGGCATAACCAGTAAGCGCATTTTTTCCAAGCCAACCTTTATTAGTAGGCAAAGAACTAGCAACATTTCTTGCTCTTGAATTTTCTGATTCACTCATAATTAAATTGTATTTCCTTTTACTAAATTTATGTTAATAAAGTAAAAGCCCTAGCCATTTGACTAGGGCTTTTACTATTTAGTTATTAACCCCAGACGCTGTAAGTAACAGCAGTTGAAGGAGCCTGACTTGCAGTTCCAGCAGCAACAGACTGAAGGTGTACGTAGCCTGTCTTACCTGTGATTGTCAACGCAGTTGTACCGCTGTAAGCAGCAGTAGAGCTTGTGTTGATAAGCAAGGTCTGGTAGTCCAGAACAGTAACAGTCTGGTCACCGTTTACAGTTGCATCTCCACCGCTTACTACAACCGCGTCACCAGTTACAAAACCGGTTCCAGTGAATGAAACTGTAGCGGAGTTAGCAATTGACTTAGCAGTACCATCAAAAGTGATAGTACCTGTACTGTAGTCAACTTGGGTTACGTTAGCTGTGAATGAAGGGCTGTTTACAGTCAACTTCATACCAATTTTGACGTTAGCCGCAGCGGTTGTTGGGCTAGAAGCTGCAATCAGTGTGTTACCTGAAGTAGAGCTGTTACCACCAGTAATGTCAGTGATTGCTTCCTTAGCTGTGATTTCAAGCACGTTAGAGCCAACTACACGAGCAAACGCAGATGAAGTTGCACCGCTACCCTTTGGAGAGGTAGTAGGAACTGCACCGCTAGTTGAACCTGAAGCAGCTAGGCCAGTTAGGCCGCGGTCAAGGAACGCGTCCGAAGCCTGTGTAGCTGTAAGACCAACTAGGTTTGGAACCTGTGGGTAGTAGGTACCTGAAACAAATCCACCGTCAACGTTAGAAGCGGCAGATGCGTACTCTACCTTACCAACCTGACCGGTAATGCTTACGCCCGAACCAGCCGAGTTGGTTACTGTGAATGACGTAGCATTTGCAGTAGCAACTGTGACTGAGGTAGTTGATGTACCGCTGTTAAAGTTGAAGTTAGAATTAGACAAACCGCTGATAACTACAACGTCACCCTTTACAAGGTTGTTCTGGGATGTGTAAGTGATTGTAGTTCCATCACCAGAAACAGCAGTAACGTTATAACTTCCAACACCAAAGTTAACTGGAAAAGCAACTCCATATTCACCTCTTAGAGTAGTTCCGGCAGCAACCTTAAAGGTCATGCTAACACCGCTACCAACAGTTTGTGCGCTATCCATAGTGATTAGAGTACCTAGAATTGCAACAACCTTTGGAGTACCTACTATACCAGTACCGCTAACAGTCATACCAACCTTGATAGCACCGCTAGCTGAGGCCAAAGTTATTTGGTTGCTTGCAGTGCTAGCGCTTGCGGTGTTGATAGAAGTGCTTGGGTTTGAGGTAACAATAGTGTCACCCTTAACCGCTACGATAGTTGCACCGCTCTGGTTGAATGCAGGGTTGCTAAAACCACTGACGTTAAGCGTATTGCTTGTGGTCAAGTTGTTTACAGCTGAGTAAACAATGTAGTTAGTAGTAGCAGTAACTGTAGGAACAGCAAACTTACCCGGGATGTAGCTAGGATAGGTACCGTAAGCACTAGCTGCAAGTATATCGTAGGTAGGAGTTACATAATTTAGGTAGTTACGAGTAGTGTTGATTGAACCACCATCTAGACGTGAGCTACCTGCCTTTGTAGTGTCAGCCCATGATGCGTCAGAAACAAGAGCCAATGAACCAGTCAAGCTTGACTGTGCGCCAATACCTGAGTCAGTCGAGTCACCGCTCCAACCAACAGTACTTGCAACAATGAATGTAGTAGTTGACGGAACTGCAATAACTTTAACTTCTTTAACATCAAATGGGTAGTAAGTTACTGTAGCAGCTGTTAAAGCAGCTAGTGAGCTAACGGTTACATCCTTTGAGCCAATGTTGTTTGTAGTAAATGCAACACTCTGGCTTGAAAGCACGAGGTTAGTCTTGCTTGCTGAACCTAGGGATACATACGAACCATTTGGAGAAGTACCGTAACCTGATGGAGTTGTGCTTGAAAGAACAACTGGAGTTCCAGGGGCGATGTAGTGAGTAGCAGATGTTGTACAGCTGTTAGTCAGTAGAGTTGCGTCCTTAGTACCAGCGTTGATGGTTGCAGTTGTCGAGTAAACAGGCTGACCAGCAGGGTAAACAGTTGCACCGCTGAAGTCTGTTGAAGG